GCGGTTCGAGCGGTCGATCCGCGAATCCAGACGGTAGCGGACCAGCTCCACGCCGTGCTGCTCGAGGCCATAGCGCAGTCCCGCGGACACGTCAGACGTAGACCACGACGCCCCCGGCTCGATGAGCAACACCTTCATGCCGGTTTGCGTCCCGTGCAGAGATAGCCGGTCGTCATCTCCGTCTGACCGACAAAGCCCATACACTCGAACCGGCGCATCATGTCGTAGGACGTCGCGCCCTCATCGGTGAAGGCGCACGCGGTAACGGTCACGTCCGCGAAGTCTTTCAGGAGGAGTTCCCACCCCTGCCGCGCAAAGCGCCAGTAGTCCTTGTAGTCGTCCGTCTGGTGCGTCGGCCAGCAGAAGGGCGACGTGACCAGCAGCAGCCCACCGGGGCGCAGCACCCGCAGCACTTCAGCCACAGCCCCACGCGGATCGATGCAGTGCTCCAGCACTTCGGTTAGCACGACGCCGTCGAACGATCCGTCCGCATACGGCAACGCGCACAAGTCGCCCTGCGTTTCTTCGTCGTGTTCCCCGAACGTCACGTAGCCATCGCCCAGATACGCACGCGGGTTGTAGACGCCGACGTCAAGAATGTCGTGGCCCAACGCCTCGCGGTTCGACCAGACCCAATGTTCGATTTGCAGCCGATGAAAGTCAGGCGCGGGAAACTTGTGGAGTCCCGGTGTCGTCTGCGCCCACTGCAACAATTGCGCGGCGGGCACCGACTGACTCAACCCGTACAGCAACACGTCTCGACTCACGCGCTCACCCACGCTAAATACCGGCCGCCCTGGTGCTGCCAGCGGATGTCGTTGTTTTCGGGGTCCACTTCCGTGTAGCGGATCCGCTCCGTGCGCCTCAACGCGAGATGGTCAAATCCCGTCACCGACAACTGCACGCCCTCAAGCAGCGTGTGCATCCGTGCCGCCGCGGTGCGCGCTGTCGAGGGACTGGTGTTGAGAATCACGGCCTTCACGATGTAGACCGCCTGCTCAATGACCCCGTCGAACGTGCGCTCGTCGTGATGCGTGGACAGCGACACGATCCCGAACTTCGTCTTCCCGCTGGCCGACACGTCGAAGTAGATCCCATCGGTCACGATCGCCGCCAATGTCGCATCGCCCTGAAGCACCGCCAGGATCGCGGTCTCGAGGGCCGCGCTATCGGGCACCACTCACCTCGTGGCCGTTGCGGACCAGCAGATCCACGAGCTCCGCGTGGGCCGCTTCCTGCTCGCGGTCGGCAATCGGCATGAACACGTTGCCCGGAGGCGCGGCCCCGCGGTTGCTGTTCTTGCTGTTGCGTCGGACCTGTGTTCCGTACTCGAAGGACAGCGCGTTCTTGGCGTTGTTTCTGACGGTGGCGATGACGCCGTGCTCGTTCGCTTGCACCGTGACCTTGGTCTTGCCTTTTAAGTGCCCGCCCTTTTCGGGACCAAGAGGGTACGCGGCGTCGATCTTTCCCCGCGCGATGTTGGCGCGGTGAACACAGATGTTGGTAGCCGCCTTGGTCAGCCGCTCCGGCATCCCGCGAAGATCCGCCTTCAGTCCGTCAAGGCCGGTCCAGATAAACGCCATCAGGCCACCCGCTCCACGCACGCGAGCACCAGCGCGATGTTGCGTTCCTCGGGGTTCTGGATGCCCACGACGTGCAGCGTCCGATCGTTCAGCGTCACCCGCGTCTTCGTGGTCACGCCCTCGTGATAGCGAATCGTCACGACGTGGCTGACATCCGCGGCGACCGTGTTGGAGACGATCCGCTCCAGGCTCCGCTGCGTAGCGGGTTCCACCGAGGCCGACACGGGCGACGGTGACAACTCCGTCCAGTCAGACGAATCGAACCCACCGTCCGCGTCCGCGGTGACGCTGGTCGGGTTCTCGAGCGTCACCTGATGACGCAGATGGCCGGCGCGCACCCTTACAGCCACGGCACCTTGTAGCCACCAATGAGCGCCTGATACCCCAATGGCACGGACGCGATCTGTTCGTTCCCGACATGCACCGCTTCACGGGTCATGTACCAGTGCCCGACCAGGAGATAAATCGCCTGCACGAGCGGCGTGTCTGAGACTGCGGCGGCCGTCGTGCCGTAGCCCGCCACGAACACCACCGCGAGCGCATTCTCCGGACGCAACCCAGACGGCCACGACTGGTTGTCCTTGAGCACAATCCGCGCAGGGACGCTCGAGCTATCGAGGCGATAGACCGACGTCGCCACCACCGCGCTGACGTCCGCGGTGCTGTATTCCGTGATACTGGTCACCGAGACCACGGGGCCAATCGGCAGGATGATCGGACGGCCACCCGCGGGCGCCCGATCGAGGCTCAGGGTCCACGTCTGGTTAACCAGCGCCCGCCCCGTGTCAGACTCCACCTTCCGACGGGCGGCGGTGAGATACGACAGGATCAACCCGTCGAACGCATCGCTGCTCTCGTTGAGATGGACTTTCATCTCCGCGACCGTGATCGGTTCCACCGCCGCGTCCGTCGTCCGCGTCAGGCCGAAATGGATCGGCAGTCCGCAGGCGCTAAACACGACGCTTCCTCGTGCGAACGGCGACGGCCCGTTCGGGGCCACTCTCACCGATCGCCACTTCCACCCCACCAACCGCAAACGGCACGGCCTGCCCGGATGCAATCATCCGGGCAGCCGTGGCTTCGTCGGTGTCGTAGACGTCGCCCTCACCCCACGAACCCTCGGGAGACACGAGCGACGTCAACAGGCGGATCAGCACTAGGCCGTACCCTCGATGGGCGAGCTGTGCAGCTCCGCGATCTGCGTCCCCGAGACGCTGTTCGCGGCGAGTCCGGGCGTGCCGTTGTAGAGCACCGCCCACACGCTCTCGAGCGTGGACGACGCGCCACGGGCGGCGACGACCTGGATATACCGTTCGTTCGGCTTGTGGATCTCGATGATGACGTCCTCGTCGGACGATCCCGAGGCCACCGAGGTGCCGACCAGATCCGCCATGCCGGTGGTCTGGTTCGCGGTGTTCTGCTGCACCTTGACGGTGTTGGTGGCGTTCGCGGTGCCGAACGACGTCATGAAGACGACGCCGTCGTAACCCGCGGTGTCCACGATGGACGAGGTGACGTCAGCCGTGGAGGCCGCGGAGTGATCCGAGACCTTCACGACCTTGCAACGGCTGAGGAAATTGCGTGCCATGTCTGTGCTCCTTTTTCCTGTGACCGTTAGCCGTTCATCTTCAGGTGGTAGACGGCCGTCGCCAGCGACAGCTTGCCGTCCGTGCGCTTGAACTGGCGGAACCCGACCTGTCCGTTGCCGGCGTAGAGTTCGACCAGTCGCTGCATCGAGATCGACTGCCGATCCCCGATGTAGTACGCGGAGATGTCACCGAAGATGATCGCCTTCAGGCCAGTCGTCGGCGCGGGGGCGAACTCGGAGACGACGACGGGACGCCCGAACAGACGATCGGGTTCGCCGTCCTTCAGGCCCGCCTGCCAGAGATAGGTGTTGTCGCTGGAGACGCCCGTCTTCAGCTTACGGATCAACTTGACGGTGTCGTCCTTCATCACCCAGGTCGCACGCGAGCGATACGGACGCGCGAGCGAGTGGTAGAGGTCGGTCAGTTCGTCGGCCGTGATGGCGTTGGTCGCCGCCGCCGTGGTGCCGAGCGTCGAACCGCCGAAGATGCCGGTGGGCTGACCCGAACCGCTGCCGTTGATGAACGCCTCTTCCTCGAGCTTGCCGAGACGACGGCCGAACTCTTTGGCGAGGAACGATTCGATCGGGAACGCGGAGTCGTTCAGGAGCTCCTCGCTGACCTTGATCAGCGCGGTCGCCTTGTAGGCGCTCAGCGTCACTTCCGCGAACGTCTCGTCGCTCTCGGCGTAGGCGACGGCTTCGCCCTTCCAGGAGGCCGAACCGTGCGCGCTGTTGACCGGGATGGTCATCACGCCGCTCGAGGTCGGGAACGCGGTCGCCAGCGACCGAATGACGTTCTCCTCGTTCAGCGCCATGATGAGTTCGTTGCGGAACTCGTCCGGGACGATGAAGCCGCCACCGCTGTCGGGGGAGAGCGCCTGCGCGCGGACTTCCTGGGCGATCTGACCCGTGCGCATCGATGACCAGAAGTGGTCGCGGTACGACACGTCCTTCTTGTCGGTCTTCTCGATGGTGCGCTGGGAGTCGGGGACGATGGAGCGGTCGGCCGCATCGGCCTTGGCACGGGCATCGATCGTCGCCTTGAGGGCGTCGATGTCCGCTTCCATCTTGTTGGACTTGACGACTTCGTCGGAGGTGAGAGCGCGACCTTCGGCTTCCGCCGCGTCGAGCATCCCGCGCCAGTCGGCCACGATCTTGGCGCGCTGGTCGCTGAGGCTGAGAGTTGCCATGGTGAAACTACCCTTCTGCGGGGATCTCCCCCGCTGCGTGTTGAAGGGCTCTTCACGCTGGCCTCTATGTGTTGGCCTCTACGGGCTCTACCGTTGGCGGTTGCTACGCTTCAGGGCCGCCGATGATGTAATTGACTTGGTCGCACTTCCCGCACTTCAATTCCACGAGTGCCCCCGGCTTGATGGGCAACACCGTGGACTTACAGAGAATCCGTCCGCACGGCTCGTTCCGAAACGTGCCCGAGCAGCGGATCTCTTTCAGATCCTTCGCCGCGGTCACCGGCTCGACACGTCCGCGAGTCGGCATCGCTCCCTTGACAGATCAAGCGTCCATTTCACCGAGTTTCCGGCAGACAAAGCCTCTGAGACAACCTCCTCTACAGACTTCGCAGCCCGCTCGAGACTTCGCGCCGATACAGACGTCGTGCCGTACGCGGGATAGGTGACCGGCGACACGTCATACAGACGTACCGACTTGATCGTCCGCAGTGGCATCTCACC